GAATGCCTGTTGTAATTACTACCGATTATCCTATTGAATTCAAGTCCTTCGCGACGAAAATCTTTACCATTCATTCCAGTATGTTTCCTTTGCTACTTGTGACGACACTATGTGAAGATTGTGATGCCAGCGGAGAAAATGTTAGAGCATCGTATTTTATTCATTCAATTGAAAAGTTTGTATGTGATTCACATCTAGATATCAGAATGGAAGAAAAATGACTCGCAAGGATTTTCGTAAGTTTGCTGAGATGATTCAGGAAATGATTACGCGTGAGGACGGTCACACGGATTATCTTATTGCTGAGTTTGCTGATGAACTTGCCAATATTTGCAAGCAAGGTAATTCTAACTTTAACCGTCTGATGTTTTATGGTGCTTGTGGTTTGGATTCTAACGGAAATGTGGTTCGGTAATGGATTGCTTTATTTGTGGTCGTGATTATGATTTGCAATGGCTAGCAAATAAATATAAATATGTCACTGTTTGTGAAGATGGTGACTGCGAAGAAAAATTCTTGAATAATCAGTATTGAGGCTTTACATCTGGCTCGTGCCGTGGTACGATTCAGGTGTTGAATCTCAAAGGGTGATTCAATCTAAACGAAGGATGTGTTTCAAATGGGTATTGTTTTTGAGAAGGTTGAGCGTCCGCTTCAGACTCGCGCGACGAAGGAGAACCCGTATGCTGAGATGGTGGCGATTCTTGCTGCTGATGAGTCTGAGACGCTTGCTGTTTCGTTTCCGTACAACACTGAAGATGATGTGAAGCACGTCGCTTCTCAGATTACGCTTGCGCAGGCTGCGGGCCGTGCTGCTGATGTGACTGTTCGTAAGGTGGTTGCGGTGGTTGACGGTGCCAAGAAGGGTGAGAAGGTTGCTAAGGTGTCTTTCTACGCTCGTGAGAAGATTACGCGGGCTCGCCGTTCCGAGTGATCTAAAATTCACTGGCCCTTATAACTAAATTGAGTTATAGGGGTCAGTGTCTTTTAGAAGGGATATTGTAATGGAAAAGTATGCTGGCGTGCTGTTTATTGTATGCATTCTAGTTGTGTTATTTCTTATCATTTTTGCTGTTGACGCGCATGCTGATTATAAGCGCCGTGTGAGGTATGAGAAGTGGATTATGGAGCACGGGTCCGATAACGAGAAAATGGTTTTGGCTATTCAAATGCATGCGCGCACGTTGCGTCGTCAGATGATGTGGATGAATTGAAATGGGATATGCTGGGTTTACTGAGTGCCGTTTCATTCATATTAATTGTGAGCATTCTGATGCTGTTATCACACCAACTAAGGAAGGCAATTTTGAGTTTTGGGGCGTATCATTTGTCGCTAACGAACACTGGGAAAAGGTTTTGAGTGAATCTAAGCGTTATCAACTTATAGCCAATTTTGTTGGATATTCATTTATCATTCTCGCTTTTCTAATGATTGGTGCACTAGTTGCGGAATGGTTTCGCGTATGGTAGAATTGTTGCTACAGGGACAATAAAAAGATTCCCTAATAGAAATAGAAATACCCGGCTCAAGCGAACTGAGCCGGGTATTTCTGTCTTTGTTGGGCGTATTAGTAGGGTTGACTACTAAGGCCGATTTTGGCTAGCCACATGTCTACGATGGGGTTGGCTAGCGCGCGCGTTAGTGCCCCTGAGACGAACGCAACCCAGGCAGCAGCACCGGAGAGCCATGCCTGCCAATCAGGGGGCAGGGAGGGGCGATTCTGCCCGGATGCGAGATAGGTGAGCCCGACGCTGATAACTGGCACGAAGGCAATAATGACGACAAGCATGGTTCGCATAACAGCCCGGTAGGGATACTGTTGCTGAGTGCTGATGCCACTTCCGCTAGCAATTGAGCGGCCTGCGGGGTCCTCGATGGCGGGAGCGTTACCGGGGGAGTTGTAGACGGTTGTGGGGTCGGGCTCGGGAGCGATTCCCGCGTTAATGTCGTATGTTGCTGGCAGTTCTGACATGAGTTTGCCTTAGAAGTTGGGGACGGAATATTTACATTTGGAATTATTGAGGGAGCAACATTAGAAGGGGGGTTATTGGTGATTGAAGGGGTATTTTGTCCGGTCGTAGTGGCGGGCCACATATGGTTAATAAGCACACTTACAAACGCGGCACCTACGGCAGCAAAAATTACCCCCATTCCCTTTAGTTTTGATCCACTCCCTTCTAATTCTCTAATTCTATTTTCTTGTGCTTTATCTTGTTCTTTAAGATCCTTGACGTCACCAATTAGACGATCAATTTTCTGCAAAATAATGGCAATTGAAATTTTGATATCTGCGCTATCCTCGCTATTCACCACTACCTCTTATAAATTCCCGCAAAAGTATTTCGAGACTGTGCAGTATCAAACCATGTGCGTCCTTGCGCGTATGCTGTTCGCATTGTGGAAAGAATAGGGTTATTAAATTCTACCAAGAATCTGCCTTCTTCCATTTGCTCGGGACGCATTACCCAAATCGTTTCCTCTTTGGGACATTTTTCTTGAATATAAAACGTGAGTTTGTCATGAGCATCAACCCAAATACTGATTTTGCCCGTGTCTGTGATGAGGGACGCGTGATAAATAGCATCTTCGCTTTTCTTTCTTACGAGTGCTTTTGAGTTATCACTGAAAAATGAGCCCACGGCATAGTCTGCATATTCAGTTCCCTTAATGAACTGTCCAAAGCGCGTTTCGTATACGCCACGCGCGAATGCTTCACTATCAGGGAAGTGTGCGACAATGAATCCTTTTGCTTTACGAATCCATTCCTTATCAACCTCAGGCTTAATGTCGTATTCAAGGAAATAAGGATTCATAATGCTTACACTGTTTGCAAGAAATAGGACACGAGTCTTATCCTTATAACGGTCAACAGTAGAATAGAAGTCATTAAATAGTTTTGCTTCATCGGGGAGGTAAAGCACTCTACCCTTTTCGATGATAAACTCATCGAAAATGATGGTTTTAACATCGTGGTATGGAATTGACTTCTTTTGCTGAGCCTTGCTTAGTGCAAGTGCGTACCCACAAATTGCCCATTTGAATTTGGTTTCTTCGTTTACGCCTTTAGCCAAAGGTCGTATCTTAAGCAAATCCCCATCAGCACGGAATTCATGGTCAGGAAAAGCATCATGCAAGTCGTTAAATAGTGCATGTTTTGCCGCGCGTAGTTCGGTATCATAGCGCCGTAGATAAATAAATTGGTCACCATTAGCAAGAAACTTGCGTACGGCAAACTCTTTGGCCCCATATGTTTTTCCTAGTCCGCGCGCGCCTACCAAGAAATTGTATACACCATTCATCGACCAAAGTTTATTGAAGTCATAAAACTCCAATTTTGGTTTCGTGAGTGTTGTAGTCATGTGATTAGTGTATCAGAGTTTCGACTATATGCCTATTCGAACATACGTTCGAACACATTGTTAGGTCAAATACCTATTTACACGACATGCGCCACCATTACTAATGACGTAATCAATTTGATAGGTCCACGGCTCCTCAGTGGGACCATAATCGTTAGGATACCCTGTATTGTGACCCTTTTGAGAAATGAGTGTAGAGCCCGTATAAATACCTACATGGTCGTAGCCGTGAATACCGCCCGTAGCAACAGAATTAACAGTAGTAGGATGCCAGCGGAAGAAAATCAAATCGCCGGGCTGCAACCCAGTTTCAGCACGAATAGCAGAAATATCCGTACTAATCAATTGGCCATTAGGCCATTGTGCACCCACATAGATCCCGCCCAAATCGACGTTAGCGTAAGTCTGAAATGCGTATGCCTGCAATGAGGAGCAATCACAGAAACCGCTCACCGTAGGATTCTGCCTGCCAGCGGCTTGAGAATACGCATAGACACCAAGTTTACTACGCTCCCAGTTAATAATAGCGGTGGCGGCAGCGGAAGCGGTCCCAGTCTGGCCGCCCGGAGCAGTATGAACCGGAGGGATCGGCGTCGGCACACTTGTAACAGGGTTAGTATATGCAGCGCCGGAATTAGAGTCACTAGGAATGAAGTGGTTATCGGCACTAGATTTAAGCAAAAGAACTTTATTTCCCTTTGGGGGGTAGGCCACAAATGATCCGCCATAAGGAGTAATAACCGTTCCAGCAAGCCCTGTAGTTTGCACACCCTGATCGTTAACGCCATTTGAGTCGCCGCTAGGGTTAATCCCATTAGTAGCGCCATTAGGGGTTCCATTAGGATCAGGGGGATTTCCAGCGTTAACAGTTACGCCGGCAGTATCCTGATTGAGCACATAGTTATAAGCACGGTCATACCGTGTTTTGTAAGATTGACCGATCCAGTTATTTAACGTTGCAGCATAAATATCGTGCAATGAACATTGGGCAGGAATTACGCCACAAATTTCCATTGCGGCTTTAGGGGATTGATTGTAAATGTTGCAGAAGAATTCCATTGCTTCTGTTTCATTATCTTTATCAAGTCCCCAATTCTGACCTGCAACAATATATGCTGCAAGGTCAGTAGATGCCTGAGCATCCTGAATTGCAATCACGTCAGTCTGAGTGAGAAGATCATACAATCCCCTGACCTCAGCACTAGTCACATGGCGATAATTCCACCATGAGTCAGTGGCGGGATGGGACGACATATCAGCAGAAATGGTTGAGGGACAATGTGCCGTAAAACTAGCAGATGCTCCAGACTGAATCTGAAAAAGCAAGTTAGCAGCACGCGTTCCATACCATTGAAAAATGCCGATTGTAATAGAATCAGAAGTGCTTACTGCACCGTAATTCATATTACATTCTACTTCACCGATAGCCTTAGTGGCTACGGCAATAGCCGTCCCATCCCACGTCATGAATTACCCGATCACAAATAGTGCAGCATATTGAAAAGCGCCTGAGTGATATCCATATATCCAGCAGGGCTAGGGTGCAAAGTATCGACAAAATAGCCATAACTATTAGCGTCGTTATGGTCAACCCACCTACTGAAAATATCAATATAACCGCAATTGTCAGACGTGGAAAGCGTATTCAGAACCGGCAAATACTGGGGCTCATACGTTCCGTAATTACCGCCAGCAACAGTAGGATCAGACGGCGCCATACTCTTGAGAATAACGTCGCCGCCTCCCTGAATATTGCTAATAAGAGCCTGCATAGCAGTCTGGAATGTTGAGGCAGAAGTTGCAGCGCCAGCGTCATTAATTCCAAGATCGACAATAGCAAGATCAGGTTTAAATGCCCCAACAATCCAAGCCGGATACATACCACCGCCACCGCCAACAGCAGCGCCCCATCCACCACCCGTACTTACGGTAGAGCCCGGCATACCAAAATTGGCAATTCGGACAACGCTACGAGTTGAGTTATACGCATTAACAGCCAACACAATAATGTCGGTTCCAGTAGCGGTAGGAACAAGAGTAATAGTGGGATTAGCCACTACACTTCCTACGGCAATAGTCGCCTTTTGAACACTGGGGCCAGAACCATTAGTGTTAATAGTTCCATGAGTAGTCCCATTGACCTTGACGTCAAGAGAGCCCCACCCGCTGTTGCGCAGGTAGTAAACCTCAACAGTGTCGATATCGGCTGGACCCATTGAATAACTAGACGGCGTAAACGTAAGAGCGGTACTGCCAGCAGAACCACTAGAACGATACCAATAAAACGTGGTGCTAAGAGTCCAGTCCGCGCCTAGCGTAATGCGCGTATCAGAAGTGGCACCATTACTAGGAGCCACCGCCCAAGTGTATTCAGCGGGAACCTGATACTGATTAAGCAATTTAGTCAAATATGCGGGATAAGAGGTATTCGCGCCAGTGCCGTAAGTAGTTGAATCGCCAATACAATAAAGATTGGCAGACTGAGTATTAGCGCGAACGCCACCTACCGCCTTGCGCCACTTTTTGAAATTCGTAGGAGCAAGATTATACGACGGTCCGGGATACTGAATAGGAGCGGCAGGAATTCCTCCCCACTTAATTCCATCAGTTTGTGTAGAATCGGCAGTAAGCACCTGACCATCAGTGCCCACACCAATCTTTGCCGGAGTGGATGCAGCACTACCTACAATGATATCACCCTTAGCAGTGATAATTTCATTATGAATAGCGTCTGCATCAGTGCCGCCACCGCCACCAGAAGGAGTCGCCCACTTAACTCCATCAGTAACCGTGGAATCAACTGTAAGCACCTGGCCATTAGTACCTACAGGAAGGCGTGTAACAGTATCAGCAGCAGTAGCGACAATAATGTCGCCCTTAGCATCCACAATAGTCTTATGAATGGCGTCCGGGTCAGTTCCACTACCGCCACCGCCACCGGCAATGGCAGCATCAATCTTTGCCATGTCAGCGTTATAGTCACCGCGCCACGTAGGCTTATCTTCATCAATAAACTGAGAAAGATCGTAATTTGTGGTGTGGTTAGTGGCACTCATCAGTACGCCCCAATTACTTCGTAGTAGAAGTTGACACCAGCACTAACAATAATAGCCCCGGTAGCGTCATAACAACGAACGATAAAGTGTGTGCTATCTACAGTGGAACCATCTACGGCAAAGAACACTACCTGAGAATGGTTGGCAGCAGTGCAAATAACCGCAACTGGGTTCTCGCCAAAGGTGTGATAAACGCCAATATCACCGCTAGCATTAGTAGAAGCACTAATGTTTCCAGCATAAAGTGTGCGGAAATTCATTTTGTTTACTTCTGTTTCAAGGGTGGTAACCCTATCCTCATCAGTGGAACGAGACGTTTCCAGCGAAGTGATACGCCCCTCATCTACCGTCTTAGCAGACTCAAGAGTGGTGATCCTACCCTCATCGGTAGTGCGGGACGTTTCAAGGGATGTGAGACGTCCCTCATCGGTCGTCTTAGCAGTTTCGAGCGTAGTGATTCTACCCTCATCCGTAGTCTTAGCAGATTCCAGAGTAGTAATCCTACCCTCATCCGTAGTCTTAGCAGTTTCGAGAACGGCGATACGTGCTTCGTCGGTAGTCTTAGCATCCTGCAATGCGGCAATATTTGCCTCATCGGTGGCTTGCTTAGTCTGAATAAGAGAGACGTCTGCGCCACGATTAGCGAATGCGGCGTCAATCTTATTCATTGCGTCATTAAAATCTCCAAGCCAAGAGGGCTTATCGGTGTCGGAGAATACCGGGAGATAGATATTGTCAGTGTGGTTACTGGCACCCATTTTAATCTTTTCCTTTTAGTTAGGGTTGACGGTGGCGGGTACAGTATCTTCCGCCTGAGTAGTGGTAGGAGAATATCCAAGCACTAGATCAAAATGCCGTGCCGTATATTCCATTGCATCCCATTCAGCAGCAGTCTTTTCAAAACCATCCAACTGATTTGCAAAATAGGCATAATAACGCGTGTTGTCATAAACATGTGCCAGCGCAACATTCAGAGCAGTAGTAAGATTGCCGGTAGTCGGATCTTCTACGTATGCAACAGCCTGATTTTCCAATTCCAGAAGTTCAGCAATCTGGCGATTAGAGAAGTCATGCAATGTCTGATTCAACTGAGCAACTAGAGCAGTGATAGCCGCTTGATTAGTGTCATTGCTTCCAGTCAACTGCAAGTTAACCTGAGCAGTAATTGAGTCAAGATAATTCTTGAGTCGGTGAATTTGCTCCAAATACGTTTCACCGTCGCGGTAAGTAAACGGTGTGATATTCGCAATTGGAGTATTAAAGAATCCCGAAAGATCCAAAGTATCCATATCCCGGTCCTTCACTATGTGAATATTCGTCGCCGTTATCCCACAATTGCATGAACAACGTTTCTAGTTCCTTAATGACATGCATGTCAATGTTAAGGAAGGTTGCCCGATAACGCATAAGCAAATCGGACGAAGGAAGTCCACTAGAGCCCTGAATAGTTTTCTCGGCGGTTCCATGCTGAGTATCAGTAGCATTAGAAGCATTAGTGCTAGTGGAACTAACATCACTTTCACTATTTACATCAGCGGCATTAGACGCGTAATCCTCATTACCTGACAACTGCACCTGAGGAGTATTACTGTTAACAGAGCGAGATTTTCCGCGAGTATCGCTCTCGCTATTACCCGTCTGGTTCGCAATGTTATTGTTAGTGTTAGAAGATGTAAAGAAATCAGTAAAGTTCATTGTCTGCAACGGGTCAAACTGAATTCGTTCAGACAAATACAACTGATTGTAATAAGGCATTACTTCGTTCATCTTACGGTTAAGCATAAAACGGAACATTGATTCCGTTTCCTGCCCAATCTCATAATTCCAGTAATGCTTTAGAATCTTCGTATTCAGATGATCCCGATATGACTCGTCAAAGATTGGATAATCTTCCTGAGTGAGCCCGAAAGGAAATCCTTCCTGAATCATATCGGAGAGTTTACGAGTGAAACTAGGCATCGTCACTCATTCCTTCCATACGCTGACTCTGTTGCGGATCTACGTATTGTGCGAAGGAGTCGCCTTCTGTCTTGGAAACATCTTCATTCCATTCGACAGAAACGTTTAGGTCGAATACGTGATTGATCCACTCGGCAGCATACTGTCGAGCACCTAGAGCGGAACTACGAACAGAAGCCACTTGCTGATCGTTAGCCGAAACTTCATCGGAAACAAGTCTTTCCTTCTTTTCCTGATTCGCGTTATTAATGCCTAGCAAAGTCATAGTTTCATTCCACATCTTTGACTTTGCAATTTGTAGGTTAAGCACCATGTCCTTATCAATGGATAGATCGAACATCTTTACCGCATCATCCATTGTCTGAGCAAGTGCTTTAGTACCAAAGATGACAGGTTCCCCCTCCGTAACCTGTCGCCAAAGGTTTTTCATACTCAACACATCAGCATCATCCACTGCAAACATAATCGGCTTACGCATGTTATTAACGGTAATTTCGATGGTGCGTTCTACATCAGCAAGTTTGGTTGCCATAAGGTGAACCAAATCAAGATCAGGTGTGCGCAGAACGTTTCCCCAAATAGGTACGCAAGCCTGTCGAATTACGTTCCCTGTTTTGAAATCAACGTAGTCTTTACCGGCCTGCAATTGCTTGGTAATCATCGTGTTTCCGGTGACTGTGAATTGTACGGGGTTATCGTACATGTTCCACTTACCCATACCGCTTCCGCGTAGCGCGAAATAGCGATCGTATTCCTTATCCTTAAAGAATACGCACAACGCTTGCCGATACAATTGCAATTCTAGAAACCGAAGATCAATTTCTTCCGGCATTCCCGTCCACTTGAAACGGTTAGTAGCAATTTCTGTCAGGATTCGCACATACATACGCTCATAAAGCATTTTGCGATTACGAGCGGGAGCGTTCTTGAAATTACCACCAAAAAGCATGTCCATCTGATTATCAGAGCGACGCCTACTCATAGTGCAATTCCCGTCAGTGGCTCATTGGTTCCAATGTCAATTGTACCGATATCCGAAGGATTTGTCCAGACCGTTACACCCTTTTCGAAGATGCCTCGAATAGCCTGTTTATATGATTCAGGACATTTCCATGCAGTAATGTAAGTTTCCTTCATCTTCCAATAAGTGAACTTATTCATGCAGCGAAGATCATTAGGTGGGGTTGTAAATCGGTTAATTGCATAACCATAACGCAACCAAAACTCGCCAATGTTATGCATAGCATTAGTGTTAATAGTCTTGACTTTAGCGTGCAACTTCCATCCATAAGCAACCAAGAGCGCAACCTCTCCGCCAACCTGGCCACTAGTAGTAGGCTGCAACAGTTTGGTATCCTGCACGCGTGCATTAATGCCGGCAATCTCGTTTGCATAATCGCCACGAGCAGCAAAATCTGAATAAGACTTATTCGTGTCACGCATATAACTAGAAAGCCCGGAATTGGCACTAGTAGATGAAAGGGAGGCGTTGTTAGCAATTGCGTTTGACTGAGTATTTTGATTCATGCTAACAGCGGCATTGCCAACAGCGGTTAGTGGATCAAGGATTCCCTTCCCCACATTGCCATGACCAATATCATTGATAGCGCCACTCCCCATATTAATAGCGGTAGATAGTCCGGTCGTCTGATTACGCAAATCAGTCTGAGCCATACCAGCCTGCATAGCAATATTCTGTTGCTGCCACATATTATCAATAGATTGATTGGCCTGCATCATAGAAACATCGTTACCTCGCAATGCCCGTTGTTCTGTCCACGCAGCACTTTGGTATGAGAAGGCAATGCGGTGAGCGTTACTAGCCATGAATGCGAGGTAACTGTTATTAACCATCGAAAAAGTTGGGAAATTGCTAATCGACGTAGCCAAATCAAAGAATTCACCAGACGCCTGAAAGAAATTATCATGTGGTGGAATATCGTCTGAAAGAACGCCATAATTCTTAGGAATCAAAGTCAACTGCGGATTGGGTTGAGCCAAGTGCAAAGTTGAATAAATGTCGATACCTTCACCTGACATAAGTTCAGGCTTAAGCACGATAGGTTGACCATGATACGTAGTAAGTTCCAACATCACATAAGGAGAAGTGAGGAACTTGTCAAGATGCTTATAGCGATCAGGGAGCAAATTATTGCGCGCATCCTCTCGCCAATCATCTTTCATGGAAATAGTTTCTGTGACCGTGTAGTCATAATTGCCATGCGGATCAAGAGTATACATCGGAGCGCCAGAACCAGAATCGCTATTCGGGTAAAATGGTGCTGATGCTGGGTCAAGATCAAAAGGCGGAACTAGAGTAATGGAAACAATGCCCTGCGAAACCCACGGATAAATACTCATATAGAGCATGAAATTTTCAAAATCAATAATTCGTTTGAAAATCCACTGTTCAGCGCCATTTGGCAAACTCTCAGCACTATTTCCGCTAGAAGTGTTTAGTTTAGGATCAGCCTCAGTTCCGAACGATCCAACAAGAGAAGTGGTAGAAACAATTAAAACATATGGTTGATTAGCGTCAGTAGTAGCAAGATCATTTGGGCGGAACATAATATTGTGAATATACTGCATCCGCGGCATATAGTCACTACCAAGATCAAAACCCTCAGGAACGGTAAGATAGTCCAATCCGTTATTATCCATTGCCTTAGTATTGGCAATGCCTACGTGGCCGCGTTCTACATAACAGTTGCCGAACTTGATATCAAATCCGAACGTCTGCCATACATCAAGTTGCACAACAATTTCGGTAGTATTGGGCGCAAGGTAGCGCACATCTACAATGAAATAATAGAACGATTTAGGCGTATCAGGGATCTGAACTTGCTTACCGTTCTGGTAAACAGTGCCAGTAATAGGTTGAGCCGGATTGGTTACGCGAATGTAATTATAGCCGTACACCTTATTAAATGGCACGTTAACACGAATGGGATCATTCGTACGAGCGTATGTCATTCGCTGAATGCTGAAAGGAGCAGCGGCAGATGAATCAAGATATGCGTCTAGTGCAGCACGCGTAGGGAACTTGACAATATCTCTATAATCACTATTCCACGGAACTTCGCACAACTCTACTTGAGTGTTAGGAACCCACGCATTATAATTAAAAGCCTGGCCAAAGTCCTGACCCTGAGGAGGCCGGGTAGGAATATCATCAATACTAGACATGGATGTGTGCCGCCGACATGCAATCAGTACAAACCGTCATATTATCTCCACATTCCTTACATGGCTTACTAAAATGTTCTGTATAACTCAAACAGCGTTCACACCAATCGCCGTACATCACTTTACTCGAATCTTTTGTCCCACATAAATGATGTTGGGGTTTGAAATACGATTTAGTGATTGAAGTTTCTGCCACATGGTGTCGTAGTGAGCAGCAATAGCACTAAGGGTGTCGCCACTCCTAACCACGTAATAAACGGTAGTGGGTACAGAAGCAGGAGTAGGCTTAGGAGCAGGAACCATATTGCGGCTTCCATCACCAATTGCGTAAGAATGCCAACCGTCTTCATCAACATAAACCTCATCAAGATCAAGAGGGTGGAACCCGTCAACATTACCAAAGGAGGTATATTGCCAACCAAAAAGATTCCAATAAGAAGGAACATTAGGCTTAGTGGCAGGAGCGCCAAAGCCCTGCACATTGTGATACGTGGGTCCTCCGGCAACTAGCAAGGCACAATGCTTAGCAATATCCTGAGCAACATTACGGTTATTAGCATCCCAAATACGTGTATGGCTAAGATCCATATAAAGAATAGGCCATACGCCCGTTTCGCCGTGCGCTAGTTCCATCCATTGAACTACCCATTCAGGCTCGCTAGCGGGAGCCATACCATAACCATATGGCTCCCAATCAAGCATGATAATACCGTCATGAATTACAGATGCCGCATTTTTTCTAAAATAATCCCACTCACTCTTAGGGGAACCAATAGAACGTCTAACACTAGAGCCCGCAAAATGATAACCACCACGCATCTTACCTTCCACCTTAAGCAAACCATATTGCTTATCAGCAAGTGGAGACTTATAAACCCCCGGTCCCTCAGTAAACTTAACAATTGCCCCATCAATTTCAGGAACTTTAAGGACATTCAAGTTAGTCTGAAAATTACTCACATCAATGATGTTCGCAACAGTTCGCTTAAGAATTGAATGAACTGGCGGAATAGTTGCCAAGATTTTCCCCTGCACCATTGGACTCGCCCAGCCCACATACTTAAGTGGTTTAGTGTGATTCCAGAGAGTGGGCTTAAACATTTCAATAGTATTTACAGAACCGGGAACGTAATCACCATTAGGAGAAGCGTCAGTAGAACGAATATTACGTGGAATAACAACGGGAGCGACATGTCCTGCCCCCGTAGAACCACCAAGATAGAAAGCAAAAGAGCCAACGGGAGGGTTTGTGTCGCCGGGATGCGCAATACCCATCTCGATAGACTTTGCCCAATGTTCAGCAGCGGTATGGTAACCGGAAGCATTAAATCCGTAGACGAAAGCGGCAAACTCGTCGCACATGCCTACAAAGAACCGAGAAGTGGAATTAGCCTTAGCAACCGCATTAGATACGATACTCATAATTAAACTCCCTAAGGATGTTAGTGGGGAGCGAACCCATCCATTTGATCCGCTCCCCACTAGAAGGGTTCGCCAAATTAGCTAGTAGTAACGTTAACCGTGTAAACCACCGGAGTAGCGCCAACCGAAGTCTGCGTGCTAATCGTCACAACGTACTGAGGCGCACTACCGGCAGGACCGGCAACAGAAACCTGAGCAGAAGCCGGTCCAACAGACGTAACAAACACGTCGCCAGCCTCAACTACCGTCGGGTTACCGAACTCATCATCAGAAGGCAACGTGAGAGCGTACGTATGAGTGGCCGGAACGAATGCCGCAACAGCGACACCATTAACCGTAATACCCGTCAGAGTGCCCGTGTTCGGCCACACCGCAAGAGGAGCATCACTAATGGTAACAGTAAACGTTCCAGTAAACAGTGCAGCATCCACGTTACCGGGATTGATAGAAGTAGACTTAGCGGTAGCCGTAAGAGCCGTGTTCTTCTCATCCTCACCAATGTGAACCACACCTTGCTGAGTAATAAACGTGCCGCTAGAAAGCGCCACGCTACCCGACAGGGACCACTGCACACCTTGATCTGCCGTAGTAGGCGCAACAGCCGCAGTAAGAGGCATGATGGTGCCATGTGCAACCGTAGTCGGCACGCTACCGTCATTGCCCGGAAGGGCAGTAACGGTAACTCCAGTCACCGGATGATAAATCTCAATCACCTCATCATCGTTACCCGTGGTAAACATAACGGCAGGAACGAAACGCGACGCCGAAACAATCTGGTGATGGTGAAGGAAGTAGTTATTGGAAAGACCTGCCGGGTTCCACTGCGAAGTAGATTCAAACAACTTGTCCGCAATAACAAAGAATTCCTTAGTGGTAAGAATCGCCTGACAACCGTCAATAGCGAAGTTTTCCTTAGGAATTGTAACTACCCGACCGTGAGCCTCAGCCTTCTCCATGTGGAAAGCGCCGGCAAGAGCCTCAACATCAACAGCAGCCTTATATTCCGGCGTAGTCAGAATGACAAGTTCACTCGGGTCAGCAAATACCGGCATGTGGGCGGCATTATACTTAGTCGAAAGGAACTTGAGGTTTTCTGCCATATAACGCATCTTGCGAAGTGCAAGACGAGCATCGTCCTGATCGCTATTAATGTTAGCGACGTCAGGAACATTAACGTGGTAGAAGCCACCATTCTGCTCGTACTCGGCAAACAGCGAAGTGGTGAGAAGGAACTCATCCCACTGATCGGAGTTATTAGGAGCATCCATCAACTGGTTAATGAACGTAGCGAGACCGCCAGACTCAAGGAAAGCGCGGTTAAGCATCGCCTCATTAACCGTGACCTTATACATATCCATACGGTTAACCGTGTGGAAGTTCGTCTGGACCTCAGGACGCTCGCGTCCGAAAAGCATCCCTTCCATGTAATCCACGTCCGGGTTCCAATTGTGGGCCTTAAGCAGACCCACCTGAATTTCCTCAATCGTGGAGCCGAATTCAAGCATGCCGCGCTTAAATTCAGCAAGAGGGTTACTCCACGAGTTAGAACGCGCAATCGTCAAACCAATACGATTAACGAGCGAGTCAATAAACTCATTCTTCCAGCGACGATTAGCCGGGTCCATAAGGGCCTCGATCGTCTGAGAAATCCCGCCCTTATCAGCAGCCGGAATACGGTTCTGATAATCGGTGGAACTAGAATTACGAATTGCATCCAGTACGGTAGCGTTAGGCGTATCCGTAGGAAGCGCGGTCAGGTTAATACCCATTTGCCATATCCTTTATCGGGGTCGAAACAAACTGTCGATTGTTACAGTATTGTCTTCTTCACTTTCCCCAATGGGATCAGTGGCGTCCTGTCCACCTACCTGAGTGAGAAGATCATAATTGGCAGACTTAAGGCGGCTTACCTCGCCATTTACCTGAGCGATCTTTTCGCTCAATTCTTGCGTCTTATTCTGCGAACCCTCAAAAAGAGTGTCGTATTCCGCAGTAAGATCGTCAAAAATAGTGGGATCAGGCTCGCCGTCCTCACCGGGGTTTTGCAAGCGGCCCACCAAATCGTGGAATCTAGCCATTATTATTACCCTTCATTTCTTGAATATAAGGCGAGGCGGCGTCCTTTTCCTTGCTCATATCTTACACCTTTTAGTGGGAATAAGCAATAGGACGCCGCCTCTAATTAGAGGGAAAACATCTGTATTCAAATGGCCCGTACAACCGAACATCGTATAACTGGCGGAGTCTCAGTCCGAGTAGTCCAATTCAATACGCACTGAAATACATATGCACCCTCAGTCTGTGATTAAATCATCCGGTTCAGCGACCTTTACCAGAGTAAATCCAACGTCTTCAAGGATTATACCACCCGGAACGCGCTTAGGCGAGAGTTTCCCGCCAAAGACTCGCCCGGTTTTATAATCATCAAATGTTACTTGTTTTGCCGCTTCGATAGGGAGTCCGGCAATGTGTGTTTCCAATTTACCATCGATGTGACGTTCTGAATATCCTTTTGCACGCATGAAAAATGCTTCCGTGAAATCATATTCATGTTTCCATGCTCCCAGTTTTGACGGATGAACGTCCAGTCGAACATCTTCCGTCCCCACCAAGTGGAGTGAGTCAGTGTCTGCATACGCAAATCTAAAGTAATGTGCTTGTGCCGACCGTATAGTAAAAGCCCTAGCGTATGCGGTGATAAAGGACCCCATCGCGGTATACACGGGTTCTCGTTCTTCTGGGTCACCAAGCACCAGCCTTACTCTATCGTGTTCTAGAATCGGAATTTTGGGGGTTACATCAGGATTTGTAGCGAATTTACCGTAAAGGGAATTCAGTTGAAGTTTAGCAATTACCCGCATTCCTCCTTCGCTTTCTTCCTTGACTTTTGACCATTTGTCGATATAATTAGAGAACATGCCCACGTCGGCAGAGAAGTACCAAACGCCGTTATAGGAAATTACTTTAATGTCATAATGATCGTTCCACAACTCCCAATCAACAGAAGTGCATGAAATGGTGGTAGGCTCATCAATATTACGTTGATATTCCGTAGCACTAAAATATGAGTGGCCTTTAATTTGAATGCAAGGAATCTTGTGTTCTCTAAGTGTGGCGGTCATAGTAACCGACATAATATAAAGCGGATAACCCTCCATCCTTTGCGGCTTACCGTCACTCCACAAAGGCTCACCATAAGGGAGAAGGCGATCATACATCACACTAGGATAAAGAGAATTTACATCATAAACTTTCCCTGAGCCAAGAATGCGTCTCGCAAAACGTGGATCAGCATAGGTGAATCCTCCTCTATAAGATTTACGAATTGATTTGTCGATATCTTTGGGCATAATGGGGAAGGTCCTTTCAAACCATTTAGATGTGTAAAGTTGTTTATACTCTCTAAGCGCATCACTGCCAACTGTGAGAGCGTCAAGCCCTTGATCGAGTTGGTGTTTAAGGGAGTGGGCGACAATGAAAACGTCTTTTCGGACATAATCTAACTCATTTGCGTCAGGCATGTATCCAACTGGGCGATGCATGCTATAATCAATACTACCCTTTGATTCTTGCAAACTAAATGCTTTACTCATCGCGGAGACGCCCATAGGAATTTTCTTGAGCGAATCCCGCATCTCTGTAGTGCAACCATGTTGCCAACAAATACGAATAGTATAAAACTTACCCATTGCGCTAATAAGTGTGGTAAACTGTCCCGCGCGCGGATTTTCCTTTACATGCTCAAATCCGTTTCGCAAAAGATAGTCAATAACGAATGATCCATCAAATGCGAGGTTGTGGAACCACATCAGGCAATTTTTGTCAAATAGGAACTTGACAAAACTTTCTATATCAATTCCCCACTCAAATTCATCCGTAGTAATGTTCGCGGTTGCCCAAAGCCATACACGGCAGTCTAGGGGATCGGTAGTAGTCTCAAAATCGCCAACAAAAAGATCAGAGTTTTTGCGACGCCCATTGAACATAATCGTGAGCCTTACCCATTGATTGCGTCAATGCCGGTTTCGTGGTACTCATACCAATTTTGATAGATTCATAAACAAAAGAAACGTCATTAGCAAATTCAGTATAGTTCCACAATCCCCAAAACTGTCGCTCGGTAAGGCGATCTGCTTGGTCAATAAGATTAATGTCACCAATCTTATTCACCATTTCCCTAAACTGATATCTAGCCAACTCATATTTCTTGAGTCGATATCCGGGGGAAATCTTTTCTAAGAGCATTTCCGTAGCAGCCTGAATATCGCCAATTTGACCCGGTTTTTTGTTAGTTGGCATCATGCCAGAGCCGGACGCATCATCCACAATAAATCCGCGGCGCTCGCTACGAATAGCCCTAAAATACTCTTGAATAGTCATTTGGCTATATGGGTGGTCAACTTTGTTGTATGGAGCCATATCCGCTTTAATGAACTCATTAGCGGCTTTTTCAGCATCCTTAAACTTTTTCCATTGCTGCCCCGAAATGGGTTGATCGTTAGCGCCAAAGAAAAGATTGGTGTCTTTATGGTTAAAAGCCTTCAAACGATCAAGATACTGCAACTTCTCCTGATGGGAAAGGCCTTGAGACGTGCTATTATGAGTAGGATCAAACTTACTAATCTGATCGTGAGTCAAATTCTCGCGCTTAGCAATACGCTGCGCCTTACGTTTAGCCGTAGCACGAGCACGACGAATTGCCGCATTCAAATCTTTCTCATCCATGATTATCCTAAGGTGAAGAAACAGACCGGTAATCCCAAGAATTATCTCTCTTATTTGAATTACCGGTCCGTTTCAGTGCGGCCACACTCAATATTCAATTAGAAATTATAGCGCCTCGGTTATTTAGGTCCGATATTTAAATAGTTAGGGCGCATTATTCTTACTTACGCAAGAACAATCTGCATGAAACGTCGCCCAGAACGAGCACGCTTCTCAACCACCTTAACAGGAAGGGGGGAATCCCATGAGGAAGGCTCACCCATAATTGCGAGAATATCCCGCATAGAACCCAGAACGCCATCAGACGTAGCCGAGAACGAATCTCCGTTCTCATCAATAAGGTAGC